AGAGGGAATGGTAGATGAGTTTAGTGGGACAGCTAATCGGCCCAGTCACAGGACTGCTCGACAAGTTCATTGAAGACAAAGATCAGAAGAATGCGTTGGCCCATGAGATCGCAACTATGTCGGAGCGCCACGCGCAGGAAGCGTTAAAAGGCCAGCTAGAAATCAACAAGATGGAAGCCGCACATAAGTCGTTATTTGTAGCTGGGTGGCGTCCCTGTATTGGATGGATCTCTGCGTTTGGTCTGCTCTACAACACCATCATCGTAAACATATTAGGCATCTGGGTAGATGTGCCAGAGGTAGATACAACGCTTCTTGTGCCCGTTATGATGGGTATGCTCGGATTAGGCGCTATGCGTTCATACGAAAAAGTCAACTCCGTAGCACGAGAAAAGTAGATGGTGACGTTCATGGGTCAGTTAGTAGATACATTGAAGCGGCACGAGGGTGTAAAGGCTTTCGCATACCAGTGTACAGCCGACAAGACCACCATTGGTGTCGGGCGTTGCATTGACGAAGATGGCGGTATTGGCCTGTCTGACGATGAGATCGAATATCTTTTGATGAATGACATAGAACGCTGCGATGCAGAATTAAGAGCGGCATACGATTGGTATGGAGACCTTAAAAAGCCTCGACGCGATGCCATGATAAACCTGTGTTTTAACCTTGGTCTGACTAGACTACGAGGATTTGTTAAAGCCTTAGAAGCTATGTCTCGTGAACAGTATGATGTAGCTGCTGACGAGTTTATGGATAGTAGGTGGGCAGAACAGGTAGGTGATCGTGCAGTTGAGGTCACTGAACTTATACGGTCAGGTGAGTACAGATAATGCCGTTACGCAAGCTAAGTCTTCGCCCCGGTGTGAACAAAGAAGTTACACGTTATGTGGACGAAGAGGGCTGGTTTGACTCTGATAAAATACGTTTTCGCTCAGGATACCCAGAGAAAATAGGCGGTTGGCAGCGTATATCCGCTAACACGTATTTAGGTGTAGCACGTTCTTTATCTAACTGGGTAACTCTATCCAGCCAAAAATTAGTTGGTATCGGCACCAACTTAAAATTTTATATAGAAAAAGGTGGAGAGTATTTTGACGTAACGCCTGAACGCACACCTTCTGGGGTATCCCTCACTGACCCTTTTACCACTGTTAGTGGATCTACCACTGTCACCGTTACAGATGCTAATGGCGGCTACATAAATAATGATTTTGTTACGTTTAGCGGAGCTTCTGCGGTGGGTGGTCTTACACTAAACGGCGAGTTCCAGATAACTTATTCTACTGGTAATACTTATACCATACAGGCTAGCAGCGCAGCTTCTTCATCAGCTTCAGGTGGTGGTTCTGTAACGGCTAAATACCAAATAAATGTCGGCCCAGAGTTTGTAGTGCCGTTAGTAGGTTGGGGTGCTGGTGGGTGGAATGAAGGCACATGGGGCAATGGTGCTACTTCTACAGACTCTTTGCGTTTATTTAGCCAATCCAATTTTGGTGAAGACCTAATATTCGGGCCACGCGGAGGTAGTATTTACTACTGGGATGCTAGTAATGGGCTTACTACACGAGCGGTAGAGTTATCCACGTTATCTGGAGCATCCAATGTACCTGTCATACAAAATTTCATATTTGTATCTGACGTAAGTAGGTTTGTGTTTTGTTTTGGAGCTAATACGTTAGGAGTAACTACACAAGACCCTATGCTCCTTAGATGGTCAGACCAAGAAGACCCAACTAATTGGACTCCTAGCGCCACTAATCAAGCTGGCGATCTAAGGCTATCTATAGGGTCAGAGATAATAAACGCCGTACAAGCTAGCCAAGAAATATTGGTTTGGACAGATGCTGCGCTGTATGCACTTCAGTATGTTGGTGCTCCTATAGTGTGGGGATCGCAGTTACTAGCAGACAACGTATCCATAGCTTCACAAAATTCTGCGGTGTTTGCTGCGGGAGTGACTTACTGGATGGGCTTAGATTCGTTTTATGTATACGACGGTAGAGTTTCAGTGCTGCCATGTTCTGTAAAACGTCATGTGTTTCGTGACTTAAACTCTGAGCAAAGAGAACAGTCGTTTGCAGGATCTAACGAAGCCTTTAGTGAAGTATGGTGGTTCTACCCATCAACAGGTTCGACAACAGTGGATAAATACGTTGTCTACAATTATGAACAAAATATCTGGTATGTGGGTAGTTTATCAAGATCTGCTTGGCTGGATGCGGGTGTAAGGCAGTTTCCTACTGGGGCCACTTACAGTAACAATCTAGTCACTCACGAAGATGGTTTGGATGACAATGAAAGTGGAACTAATACAGCCATAACAGCATTTATTACTTCTGGTGAATTCGACATAGAAGATGGCGATAAATTTTCATTTATACGGCGTATTTTGCCTGACATAACTTTTGATGGCTCTACAGCAGACAGCCCCACAGCCACACTAGAGTTATTGCCACTACAGTCATCGGGTTCTGGGTACAACGATCCACGTTCAGAAGGAGGGTCGAACAGCGCCTCTGTTATACGATCTGCCACAGTGCCCGTAGAAAAATACACTACTCAAGTAAACACCCGTGTTCGAGGCAGACAGCTATCTATTAAAGTACAATCCGATGCTTTGGGTGTGCAGTGGCAGTTGGGGGCACCTAGATTAGATATACGTCCTGACGGAAGAAGATAATGCCAGCAGATATAACCTTCGTAGCACCTCGATTACCAGATCCTCCTAAAGAGTACCAAAAGACGTTTCTTGAACGGTTCAATAATACCTTACGTTTATATTTTAATCAGTTGGATGACGGCATAAGGAAAGCAGCCACATCACCTGAAGCTCAAGCACAGGCATGGTTCCTTGGCTAATCAATACAAAAACGCAAAAGTAGATTTGACGGCTACCACAGCCACCACGCTCTATACGTGCCCTACGGCAACTACAGCGATTGTTAAATCTATTCTTGTGTCTGAAGATTCAGGGAATGCGGATACCATAACAGTTACGCTAACCAACGCATCTGCTGCGGTATTTAGTTTATTTAAGACTAAAGCAGTTAGTGCTAACGCCACGGTAGAGCTACTAACTGCGCCCATAGTAGTAGAAGAATCGGAGATACTAAAAGTAACTGCTGCTACCGCTAATAGGCTTCATGTGGTAGCTAGTTTGTTAGAGATTTCTTGATGTTTGAACCTGATATAAATTTTGATCCAAGATTATTACCGCCTTATGGAGTTTCTCCCCGTAGGCGCATACCACCTGTTGCACCGAAAACACCGCAGGAAGAAACAAGGGATGTTGTAGGGGTAAGACCGAATGTAGATCCAAGAGAGCAGACTGCTGTTACGCCTGTAACTCCCGTAACTCCCGTAACTCCTGTAGCTCCTGTAGCTCCTGTAGCAACTCAAACGTCTGCGCCAATAACTCAATCAGAACCACTCGTAGCTCCTATAGCTCCTATAACATCTGCACCCACATCTGTAGCACCTGCACCTACATCTGTGGCACCTACAGAAGAGTCAATACAGACACGCGGAGAAAATAAACCTGTAACGGCTAAAGAGGCCATTAGTAATTACAAAAGCACTCTGCTTAATGCAGCAGATAATAATGTTTATGACACAGTAGATGACGTGGATGAAGTGGACGACTTTTATGACAGAGTGTATAGAAACACTGTCATAGATCCATTAGACCCCAAAGCTGCTATTGATCGCAGTATAAGCAGAGAGGGCATTCAAGAAGAGGGTATAGATAAGGCAGTAAAGACCCAAGATGCTAGGAAAAAACCAAAACTAGACTTCACGCCTGACCAATATATATCTGAAGTGGGTGGCCCAGAATACCTAAAGGGGTTGAAAGGTGGTGTAGGCGTAGATACAGACGTAGTTAAATCTGCTTATGGCACAATAGCTAATACCAGCGGTGCAGATACTGCGGCAGCATTAAGTAGTCACTATGGGTTTGAAGTTACACCTAGTGTGGGTGAATCAAATATTAGTAGCTTTGGTGGTAATTACGAAGAACATACCTCTGCCTCGCAAGAGCAAATTTCTGAGTTCCAATCATTAGTTAAACCCATACTCGCAGAAACGATACCTTATCTACAAGCCACGGAGGGATTAGGGTATCAAGAGGCTCTAATAGAAGCGTATAA